CGGTAACGTATGAGGATTGGATAGATCTGGGACGGGTGATCATACCCTGCGATACAAAGCAGAGTGTGGTCGAGAAATGGTCCGATCCGGATTTTAAGATTACGAAAGAAGAATGGAGAATAGAACACGCAACAAAACAAATAGGACTTAGACTCGATCAATACATTGACTTTGATATTGATAACGATGTTGTCAAAAGATTTACAAGTGACCACATAAAATCTTGTGGTGCAATATTTGGTAGAAAAAATAATCCATCAAGTCACTATCTTTGGTCTGGTACATCAGACTACAAGAAATTTGCATTACCAAAAGAATTAGAAAATTATTATAAAAATTATCCACATGGTGCAACACTGTGTGAAATAAGACATGGCGCAAACAAATACACATTAGTTCCAGAAACAAAATATCATACAACAAATGAAATTGTAAAATGGGTTAAGTACGATGGTATAGATGAATACCCAGGTAACATAAAAGTTGATCTTGGTAAGATAGCTTTGTCAGCAGCATTGTGTATCACTTATGCAGGATCTGGACAGAGGGATGATTACTGCACAGCGATGGCAGGTGTATTGTTAAAACATACAGAATGGAGTGTGGATGATATAGATGATTTTGTTTACAAGATTGCAATAGCAGCAAAAGACGAGGAGAAGGAAAAGAGAAAGAAAAAAGGCACTACACATAAAAAAGCAAATAGAAAATTTGGTATGCCAAAACTTGCAGAGATTATTGGTTGTTCTACAAAAACAATTGCAACATTATTTAGTTGGATAGGTGTACAAGAGGCAACAAGCGAAGAGGCAAAACAATCTATCGGACAGATAATAGAGTATGGTAGTGACAGGTATTTTGTAAAGATAAACGCTGTAGTGCAGGGCGAGGCTGTTGAAAAAACAATTACGGTTGACGGACCAACACTCAGAAACAAAAAATTATTTTATGATGCTGTAATTAGTAAAGCGTCTGTATGGATCCCAGAAATGAAACCTGCAGACTTTGAAGAGATAATGCGTAGAAAATATGAGGCAAGAGAAAAATCAGATCAATATGTTGAAGAAGCAGAGGAAGATTTAAGATTTGTAAAATATTTTAAAAATTATATTTCAGAACAAAAAGCATATACAAATAAAAAAGAATTAGCTTACTTTGGTTTGCCTTACTACAATCAAAACAATAACATTTTAGAATTTAATTTAGATAAATTTGAAGATTATTTATTAAGACAAAAAATAAATTTATCTAGAGTTGATCTTGTTATTAAATGTCAAAACATCTTAAAAGCAAAAAAGAATCACGGTAAGTTTCAAAACAAATCTTGTGTATCGTGGCGTATTCTTAATCAAAAACTTGAAGCAGAAGATTTAATTATAGAAGGTGAATATAAGGAGATAACAGATGATAGAACCTAAATTTATATCTGGACCACCAGGTACAGGTAAGACCTCTACTTTTATAACTCAAAAATATACAGAGTTATTGAAACAATATACATATGATAAAATAATAATACTATCTCACACCAACGTTGCAGCTGATGAGATAAGAGATGAGATATTAAAACTACCACAAGTAAAAGAAAAAGGGTTAACAAAAAAAACTTTTAAATACAGAATCTGCACGATACACAG